ATCCGGCAGGACGCGGCGGATCGCGCGGCCGAACGATCTTCGCGCCTCGCGGCCGGCGCGAGCGTCGATGAGCTGCGATCGGAAGACGGGATGCCCCAGTGGGGCACGCCCGAGTCGTCCGCCCCGCTGATCGGCGCTGGGCTCCGCCGTCTCGATCGCATGGGCCAATCCGAGGCGCCAAGCATGTTCAGTGGTCCGGTGCCGGCAGACCCGCCGCCGGCGGACGAGCCGGAGCAGGACGACCCGGATGAGCCTGGCCAGCCTCCGAAGGCTCTGAGGGCCACGTGCTTGCCGCGCGGGGCTCCGCCGATCGCGTCGGTCTCGGAGCTGATCGTGCCGCCCATGCCGCGTGGCTGGGCGCCGCCGGATGATGATCATGTTGCCGCCGGCAAGGCCGTCGGCGACGCGTCCGGCGACGACGTGGATGCCCTCGTGCGGGCGATGCGGCCGGTCATGGCCGGCCTGCGATCGACCCTCGATACGCTGGCTCAGGCGGCGGGATGGGGCGACGGTGGCGTTCCCGCCTCGATCTTCGGCGACGACCGATTGGCCGCGGCCGTCGTGGAGGCGCGGCGGGCGCTCGCCGCACCGATCACGTCCATCATCGCGGAGTCGGGCCAAAATGCGATCAATCGCGTCACCCCCGGGATGGGCCTGGTTTTCCGCGCTTCGGACCCGGCCGTCAAGGAATTCATCGACGCCTCCGCCGATCGCATCGGCCGCACGATGGTCGGCACATACGAGACTCAGGTGCGGCGTCTGCTTGTGGATGCGGAGGCCACTGGCGTCGGGCTGGCGAACGCCGCAAGGGGGATCGCGGCATCGAGTCGAGTCGATCGATGGGTTGCTGATCGGCTCGCCAAAACCGAGGCCCAATTTGCCGTCACGTACTCGAAATCCGAGGCGTGGGGCCAGTCCGCGGTGGTGCGAGGCAAGCGGTTCGTGCTCTCGGCCGATCCGTGTGAGCTCTGTCAGTCCGCGGCCGACGCGGCCGGCGACACCGTTTTCGATTCGCGGTCCGCGGTTTTCCCGTCCGGGACCATGCTTCGCGCTGGCACCCGGGCCGATGGAGAGCCTCAGATGGTGACGCTCGATTACCTTGAGTCGGGTCTGCTCGGCCCGCCAGTACATCCGAATTGTCGATGCCGGATCGAGCCGGTCCTGGCTGGAGAATGACATGAAAATGAACAAGGTCTGCGAAGTCGAGACGAAGGCCGATGGCGACGGACACGTGACCGCGCAGATTTCGGTCGCTGTGCCCGACCGCGATGGTGATGTCATGCTCCCGTCCGGCCTGGACGCATCGGATTATCGAAAGAATCCGGTGGTCCTGCTGCAACATGATCATTCGCGTCCGATCGGGAAAGCCGTGTCGCTTCGCACGACGTCGAAGGCGGTTATCGCCACGATGAGGTTCGCGGAGCGCCCCGAGACGCACCCGCAGGCGGCCGAGTGGCTGCCCGACACCGTGCGCGCGCTGATGCAGCAGGGCGTGTTGTCGGCGTTTTCCGTCGGGTTCCGCGTCCCGTCGGACGGGATCCGCCAGGCGTCCGAGCGGGACATCGAGCGATTCGGCCCGAAAACGCGAACGGTAATCACGCGGTGGGAGCTGCTCGAGTTTTCGGTGGTGTCGGTGCCGGCAAATCAAGAGGCCTTGGCGACCGCGGTGGCCAAGGGTCTTGTCCCAGACGGCGAATGCGTCGAGCGCTTGGGGCTGTCGCGCGACATGCTCCGCCAGCCACGCGAGGCCAGCGGCCCGGAAGTGATGCGGTTTTCTGTGCCGCAGACCAGGCGCATGCGGATACTCTGACGATGTGGCAATGCTCCTGCCGCATGTGACGGCCGTTGCGGCACGCGGTAATCCGCTGGCGTGCGTGCGACCGGATCATGTGATGGGTGGTGGCCGGGAACCATCACATGCGCAGGAGACACAGTCATGTTCACATGGCAGCATTTTTTGAACGCTCTCGTGGCCAAGGGATACAAGGGCAAGGGCGACGACTTGGCCGCCGTGCAGGAATTTCTTCGAGACGAAGGAATGAGTCCTGACGAAATTGATCTTGGCGTCGGCGAAACCGCGGACGTCAAGAAGCTCTATGCGGCGCGCGACGGAAAGCCGCTGGATCTGTCAGCCGCACGAGCAGACGCTGAGTTCGAATCGCGCGTCCGCGACGAAGTCGCCAAGACGCTTGAGGCGCACGGCCGATCGACCGGACGCGGCATGCGTGATCCGGCCAGCGACGAGAATCGCACGGCGGTCATCAGCGTGGGCAAGGAACGTCTCGCCGACGACCCCAAGGGCGGATTCGATTCGCATGGCGAGTTTCTGAAGGCCATCGTCGCGGCTGGAACGCGCGACGCAGTCGTGCCCGACGCCCTGGTCAGTTATCAGAAGTCGCTCACCACGTTCGGCTCCGAGGGCGTTGGCGCCGACGGCGGGTTCGCCGTGCCCGAGGAATTCAGATCGGCAATCAACCGACTGGTCGAGTCCGAGGACTCGATGATGAGTCGATGCGACCAGCTCCCGATTTCGACGGCGAGCATGTCGCTCCCGGACGACGAAACGACCCCGTGGGGCAACGACGGCATTCGAGCGTATTGGGAGAACGAGGCTGCCCAGCAGACCCAGAGCAAGCCGGCGCTGAAGTCCAAGGACTACCGCCTTCGGAAGCTGACGGCGCTGGTTCCCGTGACCGAAGAGTTGCTTGAGGACGCGGTTGCTCTCGGCGCGTACATCGAAAGCAAGGCGCCCGAGCGAATCAACTGGGAGGTCGATGAAGCGATCGTTCGTGGCACCGGCGCCGGCCAGCCGCTCGGTTTCCTGAATTCGCCATCGGTCGTGAATGTGGCCGCGATTGGTTCGCAGGTCGCGGCCACGATTAGCGGGCAAAACGTCCTCGACATGTACACTCGCGTGTACTCGCGTTACCGCGGCGGAGCGATCTGGATCGTGTCGCACGACGCTGAAGACCAGCTTTTGAAGCTGTCCGTCGCGGGCCAGCAGGCGACCGGCGCCGAGGCGACCGGATACGGATTCCCCCTCTATGTGCCGCCGGGCATGACGCGCGACGGCGGGACGTATGGCACGCTGATGGGCCGGCCGGTGATCGTGTCCGAGCACGGAGCCGCGCTGGGCGCGGTCGGCGATATCATGATTGCTTCGCTGCCGCAATACCGATGCGTCATGCGTCGCGGCGGAATCCAGGCGGCCCAGTCGATGCATCTCTGGTTCGACCAGGATGCGGTTGCCTTCAAGTTCCGGATGCGCATCGACGGTGCGCCGAAGCTTTCGGCACCGATCGTCCCGCGGTCGGGAAACTCGACTCTTTCCGCGTTCGTCACTCTCGCCGCCCGCGCCTGATAAGGAGGCCACGATGCTCACTCACGTTCACGCGGCGGACAACGTCGCGGTCATTTCGGCCATCGATCCGGACGCCATCGGGACTTCCACGGTCGTCAGTCCGTACGCCGACGCCGGCGATTTCCATACGCTCCTGGCTGTGATTTCGGCCGGCACGCTCGGCACTGGTGCTTCGCTCGCCGCGAAGCTGGTGCAGGCGACTACGCAGGCCGGCGGAAACTCGAAGGACATCCCGGGCGCGGCGATCGTCGCGCTCACGCAGGCGGGCGGAGATTCGGACACCCAGGCGCTGATCAGCCTGCAAAATGCGTCTCTCGACGTCGACAACGACTTCCGTTTCGTGGCGATCAGCATCACCATCGCCACGGCCGCGTGCGACGCCGGGGCCATTCTGTTGGGCGTTTCTCCGCGGGTCGGTCCTGCGTCGGACGCCGACGCTTCCACGGTCGAGTCCGTGGTCCGCGTCTGATCAATCTGGCGGACGGGCACGGGGCCGGGCGGCAGAAATGTCGCTCGGCCTCGCCTCGCCGCACGAAAGGAACCGCCCGCCATGAACATCGTCCACCACGCGGCCGACCACGTGAAGGTCTGCGCGTCAATCGATCCTGATCTTTACAGCGCTGGAGCCTATGCGTCTCCGTGGGTGCTGATCCGGCCGTGGCAGACGTTCCTTGCTGTTGCGTCGATCGGCGCCGGCGGCGGAACGCAGACATTCATCCTTCAGCGCGCGACCAACGCCAGCGGGAGCGGCCTCGAAGTCATTCCCGGAACGACGGTTTTGATCGTCGGTTCGGCGAACGCTCAGCATCTCATCTCGCTTCAGCAGTCGGCCGCAGTAAGTCCCGTGGTGAATTTCACGCACATCAGATTGTCCATTATCACGAGCGGAATCCGCGACATGGGCGCCGTGCTTCTTGGTGTTCCCCCGCAGGCTACTCCGGTTTCTGAAGACGAATCATCCACTGTCGTCGAGGTCGTGCGCGTCTGATTTGGGGTCTGGCCTATGCCTTCGCTCGTCTCGTCTGCATTCCTCGATCGGTTGACGACGTCGCTCCGCTCGTATGCCGGGATCGCGGACACCGATCCGCGCATCAGCCGACCGGCCATCGTGATCGGAGACGAAGGCTCAAGCAAAACCACGTCCACCGTGCGCGTGACCGACTCCGCTGTCACGATCACCGTTGATGATGGGATGCCGGATTCCTTGGCATTCGCAAGTAATCCCACGCTCACCGCGATGGTCGCGGCAATCGATGCGCTCGGCGGCGGGATCAACGCTACGTTGGTCGCCGCCGATGGCGCTGCCGCATCGTCTGCGCTGGCGCCGATTCCGGAAACGAGCATCCTCGGAACGACTGTCCAGCTGGTCGCCGAGGACTTGGCGATCGTCTCCGCGGCCGCCCTCTCAGCGTTCCGCGCGGTCGAACGGGCGTGCTACACGAATCTGGTCGACGGCGGCCAGGTGATAGAGCAGGCATGGCCGACGCCGGGCGGGAAGATCGTGCTGGCCAACGGACGCATCAATCGGCTGGACTCCGTTTGCGTCGATGCCGAGGTCGCTTTCGATGTGCGCTACGACGGAGCGGCCGACCGGGCGACCATCGAAATCCAGTCGATGGCCGGGGCGATCACCGATAACCTGGCCGCGGTGCCGGTGGTGATTCTCAGAGCTCAGACGTTCGGCGACTCGACGAATGAAACCACCATCGATGTCGATGCCGACGTGTCCGTCGTCGATGTGGTCGCCGCGATCAACGCGGTGTCGGGATTCGCGTCCACGATCAGGCGCGACGGGTCCGCGATCGATCTGGCGCCAATGCCGACGCGACTGGTGTCGCCACGCCGATCGCAGTCGGTCTACGGATGGGTGCCTGCGGACGGTGAATACCGTGTGGACGCGGCCGCCGGGATTCTGCATCTCGATGGCCTCGCGCCGTTCGTTACCGGGTCCGACGTGACGGCCGGGCAAATCCGGCTCCGGTATCGATGCGGATTTCGTGACCCGGACGGGACGGCCGCCATGCCCGCGGATCTGGATCACGCGATCGCGGTGGTCGGAAAATCAATCCTCGATTCGGCGACGCGGGACGCCTCGCTGGCGTCCGAGCGGCTCGGCGACTACGCATACACCGTCTCCCCGGGGTCTGGCGGCGCGGTCCAGGCATCGATCGCGAGCATGGCGCACGTGATCCGACCGTACGTGCGAGCCATCCCATGAGCGTCGCATCGCTCGCCACCACCCCTCTTGCCGTCCGCCGGCGGACGCTGTCTCCCTCCGGCGGCCCGGCGGTCGTCTCGGCCGTCGCCTCGATCCTCGGGCGCGTGCAGCCGCTCAGCGGATCGGAACAGCGGATATACGCGCGCGATACCGAACGTGTCACCCACCGGGTCTACGTCGCCGGCCGGCCGGACGTGCGATCGGACGACGAGCTGGTGCTTCCGGGCGGTCGCCGGCTGCTCGTCCGCGCCGTCCGGGACATCGACGAGCTGGGCCGATTCGTCACCATCGAGGCGGAGGAACAGTCGTGACCGACGGAGTGCGAGTCACGTCTGGATTCGACGGCCGTGGCGTGCCGCGCGCCATCATGCGGAGCCGCCAGGCGTCCGAGCGAGCCGTTGAATTGCTCGCGCGGTTCGGAGCGCGCGAGGCGACTCGTCTGGCGTCGGCCAGCCTGTATCCGCCCGCCAGCAGTCCCGGGAGTCCGCCGGCCCGCCGCACTGGATCGCTCGAACAGTCGATCGATCGATCCGTCAGCGTGATCGAGCGAGACGGCGGATTCATCGGAATCTACGGCACCACCACGGGCTACGGCCAGTTCCTGGAGCTGGGCACGTCGGACATGGCGGCTCGCCCGTTTCTGCGGCCCTCGCTTGATCTGGCCGCCCGCGAGGCAGGCCAGATCCTGCGGCGTGCGTTCCGGGCGCTCGGCCGATGAGCTGGTCATCGCACGACGTACTCGTCGCATACCGGGCGGCCGCGCTCAACGGCGATTTCAGCGCGTCGGTCGGCGGTCGAATGTCGATTGGCGATGCGCCGCCGCGGGCCGCGCTCCCCTACGCGGTCCTGAGCGTGATCGACTCGGTCCCGTTTCTGGACGCGGACGCGGACGGCGCGGCGATGCGCGTCCAAGTCACGATCATTGTCGCGGGCGACCAAGGCCAAAACGCAGCGTCAACAATCGCGTCTCAGCTCCGCGCGAACATGAGTCGGTCGAGCCTGACGGTCGCCGGACTTAACGTCCTCGGGGTAGACTATTCCATCGAGCGCGGACCGTTCCGCGAATCGGAAAACTGGCGCGTAGACGCCGACTACATCATAAGAATTAGGGAGGCCGCGTAATGGCACTCATCAGTGGGACCAAGGGTGGCGTCACGCTGTCCACCGGGTATTCGGTGGCAATCACCGCGTGGACGCTCTCGGTCGATGCGCCGACGCAGGAAGTCACGTCGTGGGACGATTTCGCATCGGGTGGGATCTGGAGGAATCGAGTCCCGGGCGTCAAGTCATGGTCTGGTTCGTTCACCGCCCGGTGGGATCCGACCGAAAGCATCCTCGGCGCGATCGATTCGATCGTCACGCTCACGCTGAATGTCGATGACGCGGCTGGTGCGGGCGCGCTCGGCGTCAGCGGATCGGCGATCCTCAGCGCCGTTTCCGGGTCGGTGGATATGGAAACTCCCGGCGAAGTCACGTTCACTTTTGACGGGACCGGCGCGCTCACCACTGACACGGCGGCATCGTGATGAGCGATGTCATCAGCCTCGAAGCTGTCGCCGCGCCGCCGGTGGTCGCAACGATGGCGGACGGCGTGCAGTACGCTTTCTCGCGTGCGACGCCTCGGATCCTGTCCGAGCTGGGTTCGTGGTGGCGCGCGCAGACCGGCCGCGGACAGTCTCGGGACTGGCTCACGCTGCAGCAGACTCTCGATTTGGTCCGGTCGATCGAGGGCATGGAATGGCTCGCGTGGCGTTGCGCTGCTGAGCTTGACCCGGCGATCAAATCGGCCGGGCCGAGTCCGTTCCGTGTCGCCACGAACGATTACGCCATGCTCGTTTCGCTCGCCGAAATCCTGACGGACTACCCGGACCCCAAAAAGTCCGGAGGGTCGCCGGGAAACGTCGATCCGCAGGTGGAGGCGGTGGAGACGACGTAAGTTTCGAAGAGGGAATGGGTTTGATCGCCAGTGTATATTCGACCCCGTTCGCGCAGGTGCTCGACATGCCGCTCCCTATGATCGTCGGCCTCGTTTCTATGGCTGGTCGTGTCGTGGGATTTTCTTCCCCGTTCGGACAGAATAAAAAGGAGCAGCCGATGACGGCGGAGCATTTTCGGAGTCTGATTTCGTGAAAATCGCAGATGCATTCGTCGAAGTCGATCTGCGATCCCAGAAGCTGGAGCGAGGTTTCCGCCGCGCCGAGCAGACTTCGCGCTCGTCCACCTCGAAAATCGCAAGGCATGCCAAGGTGATGGGCGATCGCGTCGGGCGGTCGTTCGCTCGCGCGTCGGCAAGAGTCGGCGGGTTCGTCGCAGCGATTGCTTCAGTGGCTGGGGTCGCCGCATTCAGCAGATCGATTCTGGCGCTCGCCGGCAATCTCGACCGGCTTGCAAAGCGCTCGCGCGTGATCGGGACCACCGTTGATTCGCTGTCCGCTCTCGGATTTGCCGCGGACCGCGCAACGTCCGTTGGCGCCGATGGCCTGGGACTCGGGCTGGAAGTCTTCTCGCGCGGCATTGGAGATGCTCAGCTTGGCATGGGTGAGCTGCTCCCT